TTACGAATTCGTAACGGTTCGCGCCCCTCACCATAACCCTAGAGCCTTATCGAATCCGTCAGACTGCCCCATATTGTACGCTTCGTGAAGCAGGTCATACATCCACGTCCAATTATTCTCTTCCTTAGCCTGTCGTAGTTGTTCCGCTACAGGCTGTAATCTTTGGCCCCGTTCACTAATGGTAGACATCATAGCCCACTAGGTACAGGCTTAATAATGAGCCGGACCCCACGATAGCGCGAGTCGAACGTATTCAATTCTCGCTTCAATGTCTGAGCATGCTCTAGTCCTAAGTGTGTCCAAGTGACTAGGTTACCCTCTTCGGTATGAATCTCAAATGACATTAGACTACCTTTCGTTTAATTGTCACCTAGTGTGACAGACCCTAGTCTAGCCCTAGTCTAGCCTAGAGTCAAGCGCACTAGGTATTCTCCTTTAGTTTAGTGGTGCATGGTGGGCAGATATTCAAGGCCCACGTCTTACTAGGTGCCGGGTAATCCGTCCGGCATACACTACACTCTATCATGTCCACTCTCCCATCCTAATGGTGGGCACGATACCCGCCATGTCTTGAACCGTCGTAACCGTACTTTCGAAGCGTCGAATAGGCGCGTCATCATCCTGCGGCCCCACCAAATTAGTCACAGGGTCAAGGCCCTTGACAGGCTTAGGCTTAGTCTGACGCACCCTTACCATCCCCGACCTAGGTCGGTATCGCTCCCCCGATGATGGGTGCCACCCGTCAGGGTTAGTTGCTGTACGTAATCCGTGGGACTGCCTAGGGGCCTTAGCGGGAACCCTCCCTAGGTCCGTCGGGGTCCCCCCTCCCCCGTAGGGGCTCACGCCCCCACCTCTTCGAAGCGGAATGTCTTACCGACGGGAGCGAAAGTCTCGTTAAGGTCGGTTATGAGATACTCCACAATTTCTAGGACACGGGACTGGACTACTGTCCACGGCATCTCGCCTAGGTGAGAATCCTTGACGAATATTTGATAAGCCTTGACGGGCATGGCGGTGAACCTTTCGCTAGAGTTTCATTTATGCTTACAGGAAGAACCTATCAGAGACTAACCGAACTGTCAAGCCTACAAGGTGTGACTTAGGTAACAGTCCGGGCGACCCGTTTGGTATGACTGACGTACCCTCATCTCATCCTTACAAGACCTAATCTACACCCTGCCAGAATGCTTGTCAAGCCAGAAAGACATATTTTTGTGTGAACTACGTCACACTAGAATCTGGCCAGATTATCCCACACTCGAGCCCCAAAGTCAAGCCAATTTAGTGTGATCTCCGACACCATACACACGTACGAATAACGACCGGCAGATAGTCTGCTCTCTCATTTAGTTGAATCCTGTACTAATGTAGTTGAATCCTGTACTATATATTAAAGAATTTTCTCTAGTACATATGTACGAATAGTTTTAGACGACTGACTAACGGGGGGAGGGGGGGATTCCCCCCATTCCCTACCGGAATTGTAGGGATACCTACCCCATATTCCATATAGGAATAGTAGACAATGCTTGACCCCACGGTTTTAAAAACACGGCCACAATATATATATATACACGTGTTGTAATTTTTTCGCTATTTCGGGGGATAAGGTGTGGATAAAGTACTGTTTTACGGCGTGTCGTAAGATATTTGTGTGATGTGTGTCACAAAGGTGACTGGCATGGTATCTCGGTCAGGCACTATATATATGTATAGTTAAGTACATGAACGTTAGTGAGTGTGCTTAACATTTGCACCCCTCAGGGGGGTGCTTAATAGATGTTTATGTGCGCCTTTGGGGCGCGGTTATATTTATGTATGTGTCTGTTGGTGTAGTGTCTTTCACGGTCTTTTAGACCTGACTAGTGCCGCGATATGTACTTGGGGTCCCTGTATTTGTTCACCCCTCTATTGTACCATTGGAGGGTTTTGTGGCTGGTCAGTCTAAGGCGATTCCTCTTGCCGAGTTGAAGAAGAATGTTTTGGCTTCGATTGCTAAGGGTGAGACGGTTGCTGACGCGGTTGCGCGGGTTGGCCGCTCAATTTCTACGTATGAGCAGTGGCGGCGTAAGGATGCCCAGTTTGCTGGGCGGGTGGATGAACTGCGGGGGCGTAGGTCTGAGGCTCGTGAGGCGCAGCGGTCTGAGTCTGCTGAGATGGAGTTCCACGAGTTTTCTAGTAAGTATCTTGGGGTGCAGGTTTTTCCCCATATGCAGAATGTTGTGGATATTATGGAGGGCCGGGAACCTGCTTGGCAGCCTCCGGGTATTGTGTGGGAGCCGGGTGAGCGTGATCTGGCGATTGTGAACATGCCTCCTGAGCATGGCAAGTCGATGACGTTGACTATTAACTATGTGACGTATCGGGTCGCTTTGGACCCGAACGTGCGTATCATTATTGTGTCTAAGACTCAGGCGATGGCCCGTAAGTTCCTGTACGCGATTAAAACTAGGTTGACTCATCCCCGTTATGCGGAGATGCACGCGGCCTATAGTCCTGCTGGTGGGTTCGAGGGTACGGACGCTAGTTGGACTCAGGACCTGATCTATGTGTCGTCTGAGGGCCGTGACAGTGGTGAGAAGGATCCGACGATTCAGGCTTTGGGTATCCGTGGCCACGTGTACGGTGCCCGCGCCGATATTGTCATCTTGGATGACTGCGTGGATATGACGAACGCCCACGAGTACGAGAAGCAGATTGACTGGATTCAGGCTGAGGTAATGTCTCGTCTGTCCAACAATGGGATGCTTCTAGCAGTCGGTACCCGACTGTCATCAAAAGACTTGTATGTAGAATTGCGGCAACCTTCACGGTACCCGGATGAGGAATCCCCGTGGTCATACCTGTCAATGCCTGCCGTATTAGATATGAGGGACGACCCTAAAGACTGGGTGACTTTGTGGCCTAAAACCAATATCCATGAGGTTACGGCCAAAGGCAAAGATATGGAACCTGATAAGGATGGTTTCTTTCCTAAGTGGGACGGTCCCCGTCTAGCAAAGAAACGTTCCAGAATGTCGCCCCGTACGTGGGCTATGGTGTACATGCAGCAGCAGGTATCTGATGATGCCGTGTTCCATCCTGATGCTGTACGTGCCGCGATCAACGGCAACCGTCTAGCAGGTGTCATTCCTCGCGGAATGGTTAACTGCCGCCCTAACGGTATGGATGGGCTAATCGTAGTTGCCGGACTTGACCCTGCTATGGCAGGGCACACGTCAGCAGTATGTATAGGACTAGACCCGGTTACCCAGAAACGGTACGTCTTAGACGTGTTCAACCGTCCGGGGCAAACCCCGGATCAGATCCGTGAAGTGATCTACGACTTTACTAGTAAATATTCTGTAGGCGAATGGCGAGTAGAAAAAAACGCTTTCCAGTCGATGCTGACACAGGACCGTGAGGTGAGAGAATACCTTGCCGCGTCCGGCTCAATCCTACGAGAACATTTCACAGGCTCCAACAAGCATGACTCAGATTTCGGCGTAGCCTCCATGACCACCCTGTTCGGTGGATGGAAAGACAAACTACAAGTTATAGAGTTGCCGTCAACCCACGCCTCTGAAGCAACCAAGGCTCTAGTAGAACAACTGGTGACATGGCATCCTGCCGCACCAAAGACACAAAAGACTGACTGCGTTATGGCACTATGGTTCGCTGAGTTAGCGTGCCGCGACCGTATCGCTGCAATGGGCGGCTACAGCCGCTCCCACGTACGAAACATTTTCGCTACCCGCTGGGATGTTAGTAACCGTACCACTGTCAATCTTTCAGAAATTGAACGCGACACAATCTTTATTGGCGCGTAGGAGGCCCCGTGACTAACACCAGCGAAATTGCTGCACTGTACAACAGACTCAAGCACGCCAACGGCGAGCGCGACCAACGAATGATGGACGTAAAACAAGTACGTGCAGGACAAATGGGATACGTGTTTCCTGAAATGTTTCCCGAAGATGGGCCGTTCACACGCCCCATCGTAGCAAATATGATCGATGTCGCGGCCCGCGACCTTGCAGAAGTAATTGCACCACTACCATCTTTCAACTGCTCAAGTTCAACATCAGTATCAGACAAAGCCCGTCAATTTGCCGAGAAGCGCACCCGCATCGCAGGTAACTACGTCCTGTACTCGAACACACAACGGCAAATGTTTACAGCATCAGACCGCTACGTGTCTTATGGTTTTGTCCCAGCAATCGTGGAGATTGACTGGGACGAGTACATGCCTCGCATTAAGTGGCTGGATTGCACTGGCGTGTACACGTTGAAGGATAAGCGCGACAAGGTTAAGATTCTTTTCCAAACTATCTGGTATCAGGTTGATGAACTTATTGCTAAGTTCCCTGAGTTGTCTAGGGCTATTGAAAAGTATGCGGGACCGCAGGCTACTCGTCTTGAGGTTGTTCGTTACCATGACAAGGATTGGGACATTATGTTCCTTCCGGGTCAGTCCGGTTTTGAACTTATGCGTACCGCTAACCCTGTGGGTGTTTGTTTAGCAGTTGAGGTTAAACGTCCGGGTCTTGGTGATGAGGCTCGTGGACAGTTTGATGACGTGCTTGCAGTGCAGGTTGCTAAGGCACGTTTTGCTTTGCTTGGTCTTGAGGCTGCACAAAAAGCAGTTCAGGCTCCTATTGCTTTGCCGCAGGATGTGCAGGAACTTGCTATGGGTGCGGATTCTGTGTTGCGTTCTTCGCAACCGGAAAAAATTCGCCGTATTGGTCTTGAAGTTCCTTCGTCTACGTTTGCGGAGCAGGGCCTACTTGATCAGGAACTGCGTCAGGGTTCTCGTTACCCGGATGTTCGCGGTGGCAATATTGATGCAAGTATTGTTACTGGCCGTGGCGTGCAAGCCCTTATGGGTGGTTTTGATACGCAGGTTCGTACAGCGCACGCAATGTTTGCTGAAGCGTTTACTGATCTTATTAAACTTTGTTTCCTTGTTGAAGACACTTGTTGGCCTGATGCCAAGAAGACTGTTAGAGGAAATGATAATGGTACTCCGTTTGAAATTTCGTACATACCGAGTAAAGACATCAATGGTGATCATTCGGTTGACGTTCAATACGGACTTATGGCGGGCCTTGATCCTAACCGCGCTTTGGTATTTGGATTGCAGGCCCGTGGCGACCGTCTTATTTCACAGGACTGGCTTCGCCGCCAACTTCCTTTCTCTTTGAACGCTACAGAGGAAGAGCAGAAACTTGATGTGGAGGATTTGCGTCAAACTCTACGTCAGGCAGTTAACGTGTATGCACAGTCTATTCCTGCGCTTGCACAGAATGGTCAGGACCCTAGTGAGGTTCTTGGTAAGATTGCTTTAATCATTGAGGGCCGTTTGAAGAACAAGCCGATTGAGGAACTTGTTGTTTCAGCATTTACTCCCCCAAAGATGCCTGATGCCGGTGTTGACAATGCGGTTGCAGCCAATACCC